CGCCATGAAAGGCACCCTGATCCTCTGCCAGCCCGCCACGCCCGGCCTGTCCGCCGCCTACCTGAAGCCGCTCTGCCGCGCCGAGCGGGCCTGGGTGACCACCCCGCGCCCCGACAAGGCCCGCCGCTTCACCGCCGCCGATGCCGAGAAGATCGCCTCCGACCTCCGCGCCCTGGCCCCGGCCCTGCGCTTCAGCACCGCGAAGGCCTGACGATGACCACCCCTGACCTCTTCGCCGGCTTCGAAGCCTCCATCGTCGACGGCATCACCCGCGGCCTGCAGGCCCAGCAGCAGGCCACCGGCCAGGCGCGCGCCGTGCGCACCAAGTCGCGCATCCAGACCCGCCGCGCCACGGCCGAGAAGCACCTCGCCAGCATCCTGCCGGCCCGCTTCGAGCGCGGCGACTCCTGGCACGTCATGTCCCACGGCGACATCGACAGCCTGTCCTACCTGCGCCACGCGCTGGCCGGCGTCAGCCACTTCGACCACGTCCTGATGTCGACCTGGTGCATCGCCAAGGCCGACATCGACGAGATCGCCGCCTGGCTCGACGCGGGCCGCATCGACCAGTTCGACCTCTACGCCGGCGAGATCTTCCACTCGCAGTACGGCGACGAGTACGAGCAGATGCTCACCATGTGCGAGGTCTACGGCTGCCGCCTCGTCGTCGCGCGCAACCACTCCAAGGTGACCCTCTGCGAGAACCTCACTGAGGGCTACCGCCTGTCGATCGAGAGCAGCGCCAACGTCAACACCAACCCGCGCATCGAGCAGACCGCCATCCACTGCAGCGACGAGCTGCACGCCTTCCACCGCGAGTTCTTCCATGGCATCCGCAGCATCGACCGTTCGTCGCGTCAAGCCCGCTGAGCTCGCCCGCGAGCTGGGCGTCTCGCGCCAGGCCATCGCCGACCTTATCCGCCGCGGCGTGCTGAGCCAGGACGCCGACGGCCTGCTCGATCACGAGCTGGCCCGGGTCGCGCTGGCCAGCCGCGTGCGCCCCAGCAGCAAGACCGCCAAGGCCTTGACCAGCGCGCCACCGCCCGCCGGCCTGCCGGCCCCGGCCGCGCCGCCGGCCGACGCCCAGCCCGATGCCGTCAGCGCCACCAGCTACCACACCGCCAAGACGCTGCGCGAGATCGAGGAAGCGCGCATGGCGAAGATCAAGCGCCAACAGCTCGAGGGCGCCCTGATCGAGGCCGAGCCCGCCGCCGCGGCCACCTTCACCGCCTTCCGCTCGCTGCGTGACGCCTGCATGCCGATCGGCCGGCGCCTGGCCGCGCGGCTGGCCACGATGACCGACGCCCGCGAGATCCAGCTGCTGATCGACGCCGAAATGCGCGGCGCGCTCAACACCTTCGCCACCCGCACGCTGGCCAGCCTGGCCGCGAAGATGAATTCCACCACCACCGCGCCGGCGGACTCCGGCACCGAAGAAAGCGAGACCCCCTCATGCTGATGAACACCTACCGCACGAAATTCATCGCGCCGCTGCCGGCACCGACGAACTACGGCCTCGAGATCGAGAGCCGCACGCCGATCGGCGTCGAGGAGCTGAACGCCGCGATCGACCAGGCCAAGACCTGCGACAGCCCCGAGACCGTCGCCGACTGCCTGTCGCACCTGCTGCCCGGCCGCCACAAGATCACCAGCTGGCACGGCCCGCACCAGATCACCACCGAGCGCGGCTCGCTCTGATCGCATGCCCTTCGTCGACGCCACCTCCCTGATCCTGCGCGCGGCCGCCGAGGGCGTGCAGCCGGACCCTGAGCTCTGGCTCGACAAGTGGTCCGAGCAGCACGTCAACATCCCGAAGGGCTCGGCATTCTCCGGCCCCTACCGGCTGGCCCACACGCCCTACGCGCGGCGCATCCTGCAGGCCCTGTCACCATCGCACCCCGCCTCGCGCGTCATTGCGATGGTCGCCTCCCAGCTGTTCAAGACACAGACCTTCATCAACGCTGCGCTGGGCTGGATCAGCTGCGCCCCCGGCAACATCCTGGCCCTCGAGCCCACCGACGGCCTGGCGAAGCGCCTGTCCGCCCGGATGACCAAGGCGATCGACGCCTGCGATGCCGCGCGCGAGAAGGTCGCTGCCCCTCGCTCGCGCGACAAGCGCAACACCATCGACACCAAGGAGTTCGACGGTGGCGTGCTCTACATCACCACCGCCGGCGCTGACGCCAACCTGGCCGAAATCTCCGCGCGCTACGTCTTCGGCGACGAGATCGACCGCGAGGGCTGGAAATCAGGCGCCGAAGGCAGCAAGACCAAGCTGGCCGAGGCCCGCCAGACCACCTTCGAGGGGATCAGCAAGGCCTACCTCGTCAGCTCGCCGACCGTGCTCGGCGCCTCCGAGATCCACGAGCAGTTCCTTGCCGGCACCCAAGAGCGCTACCACGTCCCGTGCCCGCACTGCGGCCACCTGCACGAGCTGGTCCGCGAGCACTTCCACTACGACTACGACCCCGACACGCAGCGCGTGAACGCCGCGTGGTTCGCGTGCCCGGAGTGTGGAGGCGTCATCGAGGAGCACCACAAGGCCGAGATGCTCCCCGACGAAGAAATGGGGGGCCGCGCGCGCTGGGTCCAGACCGCCGAGGGCGACGGCCAGACCATCAGCGTCACGCTGTCGTCCTACTACGCGCCGCTCGGCTCCATCACCTGGCTGCGCCTCGCCCGCGAGCTCGCCCAAGCCCTCGAGGCCAAGCAGCGCGGCGACGAGTCCCTGATCCAGGTCTACGAAAACACCCGCGAGGGCAAGCCATTCCAGCCCGGCGACGTCACCAGCACCGTCACCGAGCTGCAGCGCCGTGCCAAGGCCGAGGCCATGCCGCCGCGCATCGTCCCCGATCGCGCGCTGGTGCTCACCCTCTACGCCGACACCCAGCCCAACCGCATCGAGGCCTACGTCGAGGCCTGGGGCCACGGCCTCGAGCACTGGCACATCGACCGCCAGATCCTCTGGGGCGACCCGACCGAGCCGCCCGAGACCCCAGGCAGCGTCTGGCAGCGGCTCGACGAGCTGCGGCGCACGCCCTTCGCGCACGCCTCCGGCACGCTCATCCGCATCAGCGCCTACGGCATCGACTCCGGCGGCGCCAACACCCAGGACGTCTACAACTACGGCTCCGCGCGCGAGCACCTCGGCTGCGTCGTCACGCGCGGCGAGAACCTGCGAAACCGCCCCATCATCGCCAGCAAGCCGACAATCCAGGACATCGACTGGCAGGGCCAGCGCCGCGAGCACGGCGTCAAGCTCTGGCGGATCGGCACCGACACCGCCAAGGACTGGATCTTCAACCGCTTGCGCCTCACCGACGGCGCCGGCGCCCAGCACTGGCACGCCCAGACCGAGGACGAGGTCTTCGAGCAGCTGCTGATCGAGAAGCCGCATGTGCGCTGGCACAAGGGCCGCGCCATCCGCGAATACATCAAGCCCAACGGCGCCCGGAACGAGGCACTGGACTGCATGGTCGGAAACCTCGCGCTCGCCTACTACCTGGGCCTGCACAAGTGGTCCTCTGCCGACTGGGCGCGCCTGCGAGACAACCTCGTCCCCACCCACGCCACGCCCGACCTGTTCGCGGCGGCCGAGGCTGCAGCCGCGCCGCGCCAGGCCGAGCACGACGACACCCCGGCGCACCTGCGCCAGCCAGAGCCGATCGCGCTGGCCGCCGGCGCGCCAGCACCCGCAGCCCCGGCCCCACGCCCGCCCGCACCGCAGCCCATGCCCGCACCGATCCCGCCCCGACCCACTGGAGGCCGCCGCGTCCTGTCGCGCGGATTCGCACGATGAGCACCGCCGACGCCGACGCCCTCTGCCACCGCTGGGCCGCCTGGGCCTGCACCCGCCGCTACTACGGCCCCGCGCCGATCGCCGCAGGCCCGCTCGGCCAGCTCGCCAGCAAGTCCACACCGCGCCGCACCGGCGGCCCGGACGCCGAGTGCGCCCCCGAGCTGCCCGCGCTGCACCTCGCCATCGCCGCGCAAGAGCTCGACACCGCCCGCATCGTCTTCGAGCTGCACTACCTGCACCGCCCCAAGAGCATCAAGCAGGCCGCCGCCGCCCTCGGCATCAGCCGCTCGCACTGGTACGAGCTGCTCACCGAGTTCCGCGGGCGCGTCTACCGCGCCCACACCGCGATCCTGGCCGACAACCTGGCCGCCGCCGCCGCCCTGCCGCACCACATCACCTCCACCACCACCACGACGTGACGCCATGGCCAACAGCCGCAGACCCCGCAAGACCTACCGGCCGAAGCCGAAGAACCCCGACGCCCACATCGTCGCCATGACAGGCGCCGCTTGGCTCACCGAGGACAGCATCGAGCACCGGTGCCGCAAGCTCGAGGACGCCGTCTCCCACTGCAGCCAGGCGCGCGGATCCATCGCCCACTGGCGCATCCTCTTCGACGCCGTCAACCTGCTGCAGGCGCTGATCGAGCTGAAGGTCTGCGCCGGCGATGTCGCGCCGATGCAGGAGCTGATCGAGACCGTGCTCGACCGCACCGCCGACACCGGCTCATCCGCGCTGCACCACCACGAGCGGCAGCAGCTCGCCGAGCTGGTCGACGTGCACCGCGAGGTCATCAGCCAGGTGACATTCGCCCAGCTGTTCCGCGCCCAGGAGCGCGTCGCCGAGACCACCCGCCGCGCGCTGGCCAGCGGCGGCCGCGAACAGGGCGTGCGCGTGATCGACCCGAAGAAGCTCGCGCAGCACATCAACTCTGGAGTGTCCGCCCCAGGCCGGACAACTTAGTCCGCGCCGCTGCGGACACTTTGCGCCAAAATTCACCCTGATTCGGTTAGTCCCCCTCCTGCGCCTACCCGAGTCCGATTGCAGAGAATCGCCTTCAGGCCCGTCGAGCCCCCTCGCCGGGCCTCTTTTTTTGGATCCGCGCCAGCCCTCACCATGTACCGCGTCAACCGCACAGGCCCCAGCATCGCCGAGGTCATTGCGAGCGCACGCGACATCCCCGAGCGCGTCATCCCCTACGCCGCCAGCACCGCCATCAACCGCGTGCTGAGCTCGGCCCGCGCCGACGTGCGCGCCGAGATGCCCCGCGTCTTCGACCGCCCGAATGCGTGGACGCTCAACAGCCTGCGCGTGCGCACGGCCAGCCGCGACAGCCTGTCGGGCAGTCTGGACGTGAAGAACGACAACCCCAACAACGGCACGCGCCCCGAGGACTACCTGCTGCCCAACGTCGACGGCGGCCGCCGCAAGGAAAAGCGCTTCGAGCGCAACCTGCGCTACGCCGGCATCCTCGCGCCCGGCCACCGCGCCATCCTCGGCCGCGGCGCCCGGCTCGACGCCTACGGCAACCTCTCGCGCGGCGAGATCCAGAAGATCCTCACCGCCGTCAAGGCCAGCTTCGACCGCTGGCAGAACCGCAGCAACTCGCGCCGGTCGCGCAAGAACGCGAAGAACGCCCAGTACTTCGTCGGCGGCCTGATGGACATCAGCATCGTCGGCGGCAAGATGGTGCAGCGGCGCAAGCAGCCCCACCTCGCGCCCGGCATTTATGAGCGCGCCGGCCGGTCCCTCAAGTCCGCGCTGATCTTCACCGCCAAGCAGCCGACCTACCGCAAGCGGCTCGACGTCGCTCGCATCGCCGAGGCCCGCGTCAACCGCGACTTCGCCGACGAGTTCAACCGCGCCGCCCTGGCCATCCTCACCCGCCGCCGCTGACCCATGGCCACCACCACCCTCCGCGACACCCTACAGGCCCGGCTCGACCAGTACCTGGCCGCCGAGGCCAAGATCCTGATGAAGCAGGAGTACACCATCGGCGACGGCTCGACCGCCCGGCGCATGCGGTATGCCGACCTGGCCGAAGTCCGCACGACAATCGAGACGCTCACGGCGCAGATCCAGCGCCTCGACGCACAAGCCTCCGGCGCGCGCCGCGTCATGTACGCCCGCCCGTCCTACTGACCTGCATCACCGCCCATGATCCACACCACGCTGCTCGATCGCCTGATTGCGAAGGTCGCCCCGGCCTACGCGATCAAGCGCGCCGCCGCGCGCCAGGCCTTCGAGGCCTTCAGCGGCGCGGCACCGGGCGGCACCGGCGCGCCCCTGTCGCCCAGCAACAGCCGCTGGATCGTCACCCGCGGCAGCGCCGACGCCGACAACCTGCGCGCCCTCCCGCAGCAGCGCTTCGAGTCCCGCGACCTGCGCCGCACCAACCCCATCGCCGGCGGCGCGATCAAGACCAACCTCGATCGCGTCGTCGGCACCGGCCTCGTGCCCATCCCCGAGCCCGACATCACCGTGCTCGGCTGGACCGAGGACCAGGCCGCCGAGTGGCGCGACACTTGGCTGCGCGAGTTCTCCCTCTGGGCCGACAGCAGCGAGTGCACGCTCGACCGCAAACAGAATTTCTTCGAGCGCCAGGAGCTGGTGCTCGGCTCGCGGCTCGAGTCCGGCGACTGCTTCACGCTGCTGCCCGACGCCCGGCCTACCAGCACCATGCCCTACCGGCTGCGCCTGCAGCTGATCGAGGCCGAGCGCGTCGGCAACCCGAACAACGAAGCCGACAAGGTCGGCCAGGTGGCCGGCATCCGGCTCGATCCCGCCACCGGCGCGCCGATCGCCGCGCACATCTACAACCAGCACCCGGGCAGCTCGCTGTCCGCCACGGGCAACAAGTTCGCCGGCACCTGGGTCGAGTATTTCGGCGGCCAGTCCGGCCGCCGCCGCGTGCTGCACCACTACCGCCCGACGCGGCCCGAGCAGACCCGCGGCGCGCCCTACCTCGCGCCGGTCATCCAGGCCATCAAGGATCTGGGCCGCTACACCGAGGCCGAGATCACCGCCGCCGTCCTGTCCGCCTTCTACACCGTCTTCGTCGAGACGCCCGACGGCGGCGGCCCCGCGCCCGTCTTCGGCGCCGAGGCCCCGACCGGCCAGGCCGGCGACGACCCGGCCGACGGCGCCACCATCGCCATGGCCCCGGGCGCGGTGATCGGCCTGGCCAAGGGCGAGAAGGCCAACTTCGCCGACCCGAAGCGCCCGAACACCGCCTACGAGCCCTTCGTCACCGGCGTGCTGAAGCTCATCGGCGTCGGCCTGGGCCTGCCGCTCGAGCTGCTGGTGAAACAGTTCAACGCGAGCTACTCGGCCAGCAAGGCCGCGCTGCTCGACGCCTGGCAGCACTTCCGGTCCGAGCGCGCGTGGCTGGTCAACAGCTTCTGCCAACCGGTCTACGAGACGCTGATGGCCGAAGCCGTCGCCGCCGGCCGGATCCAGGCGCCGGGCTTCTTCGAAGACCCGCTCATGCGCTGGGCCTACACCCGCGCCACCTGGCACGGCGACTCGCAGGGCAGCATCAACCCCAAGGACGAGATCGAGGCCTACCGCGACGCGATCGACGGCAAGCTCATGACGCACCAGCGCGCCACCTGGGAGCTGTTCGGCACCGACTGGTCTCGCACCTACCCGACGATGCGCCGCGAGCGCGACCTGATGGCCCGCGACAACATGACCCCCGCCCCGCGTGCCGGCGCCGCGGCGGCGCCGGCGCCCAGCCCCGCGCCGGCATCCTCCCCCAGCAGCAGCACCAGCAGCGCACCATGAACGAGATCACCCTCCGCCATCAGTTCACCGGGGCCGGCACCAGCCCGGCCTATCGCGTGACCGGCCCGGGGCTGCTCATGCAGACCAGCGGCCCGACGGCCACCCTGCAGGGCAGCAACATGCCCGAGGTCGAAGCCAGCTGGCAGACCCTGGGGCAGGGCACCGGCTACACGCCGCTGCAGGTCAACACCCCCTTCGCGTACATCCGCGCGATCGTCGCCGCGGCCTGCCTCGTCGTCGTGTCGAGCGCGGCCACCGCGATGCCGACCGGCGGCGGCGGTGGCGGCGGCGAGACCATCCCGACCAACGCCATCACCCTGGCCGGCGAGCCGATCACGCTGGCCGGCGACTACATCACGCTTGGAGCCTGACCCATGACGAAGCCCATCGAAGACAGCGCGAACGCCGCCGCAATCCGCGCCGCGCTCGACGTCCCGACCAACGCCGCGCTGACCGCGAAATACACCAAGCCCACCAACGGCATCCCGGCCACCGATCTGGACGCCGACCCCGCCGGCCGCGTGCTGCTGACCGCCACCAGCGCCGCCGAGCGCAAGCAGGTGCTGGGCCTCGACCAGGTCAACAACACCTCCGACGCCAACAAGCCGGTGTCGACCGCGCAGGCCGAGGCGCTCGCCACGAAGATGAACGCCACGATGCCGGCGCTGCAAAGCGTCTTCGATGGCGGGACGGCGGCGCAGAAGGCGACCTTTCAATCCTCGGTGTCATGGGCTGGCTCTGTGACGATTGATGCGACGCGCGTCAGCCAGACCCTGACCGATGCCGAGCAGCAAGCGCAGCTCCTGGTGTTCGCTGGTGCTTTGGCTGCCGACGTGACATTCGATATCGGCGCACTGCGCCGTCGCCGGGCGGTGGATACCCAGACGACTGGGGTGGGGCGGCTACTCCTGAAATTCGGCGCGGCAGGCTCGGCATTTGCTGTCCCGCAAAATGAAATGGTCGAGGTGCAGTAATGGCAACTATCTATGTCCGCAAAACCGGCGACGATACAACCGGAACGGGCGCGACTGGTGCGCCTTATCTCACGATCTCCAAGGCGCTGTCTGTCGCTGTGGCTGGCGACGTGATCCTTGTCGGTCCTGGCACGTACTCGGAAAACGCCACCGTCAACAACACGACTCTGAGTGCAGGTAATGGGTACCTGACCATCACCAACAAAGTGCCAACGACGATCATCACAATTTCCACCGAAACCGGGGAGCAGGATGTGATTGTCAAAAATGCCAACGGATCGTATGTGCTGGCATATGGCGCCCTGTCGAATATCTGGTGGGACAACATCGTCTTCCAGCCGCTGAACAACACTGTGCAGGGGACCATTCGCCTGCTTGGCGGCGCCATGTCGTCGCTTCTGTTCAGCCGCTGCAGGATCCGAATCCTTAGTTCGTCCACGGCCACGAACACAGGTGTCGTCAGCGCGTGGACCTCCGGCACATTCACCATCTCCGGGATCACGTTCAACCTGTGCTCTATCGAGCAGGTAGGCCACTGGCCCGCAGTCGGCATCAGCCTGGACAACCAAACTGGCGCGGTATCCGATCTGACGATCACGGACTGCACCGTCAATGTCGCGTCGCACGGCATACGAGTCAAGGGCGTCCTGAATTACAAGGACTCCGGCAATCGCGTAAATTCTTTCTCTCCGCTGATCGCCGGCACGGGGTTTCAAATTGGCGAGGACGCGGCTACCGGGTTCCCGGCGTCCGGCGTTTCTAGCGCGAGTCATGTTGTGTCGCAAGCCGGGCATGCGGCGGTCATCGGCGGCGGCGTCAATGCATACCTCAACGTCAACGGCACCTTTGTCGGCGGATCCAACACGGCCAACGGGCAGGGCCTTGTCGTCAAAAATGCCGACAATTGGCGCCTGCAGGATGTCGTCACCCACGGTGGATATAACTCGGGGCTGTACTACAAGGCTGCCACGAATGGCATCGCCGACCGCTGCACTGTCGTAAACCATTTCGCGTCATCCCCGGCGTTGCGCGTCGGAATCAACAACGAAAACAACAGCAAGGTGCAAAATGTCGCGTTCCGGCGCGGTGTCATCTGGGCTCGATCCGGGACGCTGTTCGGATGGGAGGGTTCGGGGGGAGACGCCGGCGGCGGCGTCTGCGATCAAAACGGTTATCACGTCTCCGGCTCGGCGACGCTCGGCAGTATCCGCGGCACCACAGTCACCGACATGGCGTCCATCAGGGCGGCCTGGGCGGGCTACTCGACGCAGAGCAATGATCGCTCCAGCCGCGTCGGCCTGACGGCAGTGCCCTCCGCGGGACGTCGACTGATCGAGCCGTGATCCCCTGCCGGTGGGGATTGACTCCCCACCGCCCTAAGCCCTTTCCTCCACCCGACCTACCCCGCTTCACCATGCTTCACCTCGCCCTCGACCTGTTCCAAGCCGCCGCCCTCATCGTCGTCATCTACCTGCAGATCAGCGCCCGCGTCCGCGCGATCGCCGCCGCGCAGCCTCTGAACGCCTTCCCCGAGCAGCCGACGGTGCAGCCGCGCGGCTTCGGCGGTGCCGGCCCGATGCGCAAGTGAATGCCGGCGCTGCTGCTGCTGCTGACGGTCTGGTTCCTCGCGCCTGAGCTGACGATGCTGCTGCACGGCCCGCACCCGGCCGTGGTGCAGTACGCCGCGGACGGCTTCTTCGGCGCCGCGCTGGCCGTGCTGGCCAGGCGCCGGCATCCCTCGCCGATGTGGCGGCTGCTGTGCGACATGAGCGCCGTCCTGTGGCTCGCGCACCCATCCTGCCTGCCGGGCTGGAGCGAAGGCCAGTCCGCCGGCATCATCTGCATGCTGCTGGTCGGCATTGCCGGATACCTCTACGACCGATCCGGCAGATCCGCGAGGCCCAATGGCTGACCCCATCTCATCCGCCGCCGCCGCCGCGGCCGCTTCATCGCCCGGCATGACCGTCGGCGCCGCCGCCGCCGCGTCGGTGCTGCTGCAGGTGCTCGGCGTCGATGCGCAGCTCATCGCCGCCGCGCTCGCCGGCACCGTGCTGCGCGTCGCCAGCGCGAAGCCGGCAGGCGAGGGCGCGCTGAAGACGGCCGCGCGCGTGGCCGGCGCGGTGCTCGGCTCCGCCTACATCGGCGCCGGCATCGGCGAGGCCGCCGGCCTGGCGCGCCTGGCCACTGCCGGCACCACCGTCCTGGCCGCCGCGCTGCTGCACGTCGGCATCGAGTGGGCCACCCGCCGATTCGGCTCGCTCGCTGACGCAGGCGCCAAGCGCCTGGGCGTCGACATCAACGAAGAGGCCTCGAAATGATGCTGATGCACACCGGGCTCATCACCGCCATGAGCCTCGTCGCGGTCTGGATCTACTACCGCCGGTTGCAGCGCTTGCACTGGCGCACCCACGGCTGGCCACCCGTCGTCGCTCAGGTCGCGTGCGCGCTGCTGTCCTGCGCCGTCCTCTATGCCGCCGCCGCCGGCGCCTCGCCCGGTCTGCTGTACCCCGGCGCCATCGCCGTCTGGGGCCACATCGCCGCGTCAGCCACGCGCTGGCACGGCAACACCACCACCCGCGGCACCACCGTCGCCGATCGCGCCCGCGAAATCAGCACGACAATCGACGCAGCCGCCATCCGTACACCTGCACCGCCCGACGCATCATGACCACCCGCACCGCAGCCCCCCAGAGCCCCGCCGCCGAGCGGGGCTCTGCGCTTCTGGATCCGGCCATCGTCGGCGGCCCGATGCGCCTGGCCGACCTCGTCGAAGGCTACTGGGCCATCACCCCGGCCATGCACGACGAGATCCGCTCGATCTACGACGCCCACATGCGCGGCGACAAGATCGACATCAAGGGCGTCGAAGCCCGCCTGGGCCGCCCGCTGGCCAACGATCGCAAGCCCTACCATGTGCTCGACGGCGGCGTTGCGCTGATCGACATGTCGGGCGTCATCGCCCCGAAGGCCAACATGTTCACACAGATCAGCGGCGGCGCCACCGCCTCGCAGATCCGCGCCGACATCCTGCAGGCCAAGGCCGACCCCGCCGTGCGCTCGGCCATCCTCTACGCCGACACGCCCGGCGGCAACGTTCTCGGCATCGCCGAGGGCGCCGCCGCCTGGCGCGACTTCGCCGCCACCAAGCCGGCCGCCACCTTCTCGGATGGCACCCTCGCCAGCGCCGGCTACTGGTGGGGCTCGGCCGGCTCGAAGGTCTACATCTCCGGCCCGATGGTCAACGTCGGCTCCATCGGCGTGCGCACCGAGATCGTCGACACCACCGCCGCCGACGCAGCCGCCGGCATCAAGCGCCGCACCATCACCGCCGGCCGCTACAAGGCCGCCGGCAGCGACCTGCAGGACGCCGAGGCCATGGCCTACAAGCAGGCCCAGGTCGACTACCTCTACACCCTGTTCGTCGACACCGTCGCACAGCACCGCGGCGTGTCGGCCGAGCAGGTGCTGGCCGACATGGCCGACGGCCGCGTCTTCATCGGCCAACAGGCCATCAGCGCCGGCCTCGTCGACGGGATCATGTCCCTCGAAGAGCTGGCCGCCCGCATGGCCACCGATCCCCAGTCCGTCGCGCCGCTGCGCCGCCCCGCGCGCAGCGCGCCCGCCCGCCGCACGGCGGCCGCCCCCTCCGCCTCGATGGCCATGGGCCCCGATCTGCTGGCCGGTGCCGCCAGCAGCCCGGTGTCCATGTCCGCCGCGGCAGACCTCCCCGACGTGCCGGTGTCGCCCGTCACCACCTCCACCACCTCCAAGGAGATCACCATGACCCGTGAAGAACTGGAGCGCGATCACCCGGCCCTCGTCGCCGCCATCCGCTCCGAAGCCGCTGCCGAAGCCAAGACCCAGGGCGCCACCGCCGAGCGCGAGCGCATCCAGGCGGTGCTGGCGCAGTCCATGCCCGGCCACGAAGCGCTGGTCCAGCGCCTGGCCTTCGACGGCAAGACCGGCGGCCCCGAAGCCGCCGTGCAGGTGCTGGCCGCGCACCGCGCGACCCTGGCCAACGCCGCCGCCGCGCACTTCGCCGACGCCCCGAAGGCCGCCCCCGCGGCCGCGCATGTCGGCGACGAGCCGGGCCAGGCCAAGCCGGCCAAGGCCATCCCGAACGTGTCGCGCGCCTACGCGCTGATGAACGGCGGCAGCAAGGCCGCCTGACCTCACCCCGATCACCTGACAGGAGCGCACCACCATGCCCCTCACCGCTACCCAGACCCTCGGCGCCGGCGCCGCCATCAAGTCCGAGGCCTCCGGCACCCGCTCGCGCGAGGCCATCATCATTGCGTCCGGCGTCGGCCTCGTGCTGGCCAACACCGTCCTGGGCCGCTACACCTCCGGCCCCAACACCGGCAAGGTCGGCCTCTACGACAACGACGCCACCGACGGCCGCCAGACCGTCTACGGCGTGCTGCTGGCCGACGCTGACGCCACCAGCGCCGACGCCCGCGGCGTCGCCTTCGTGCGCGACTGCGAAGTGTGGTCCGCGCGCCTCGTCTGGGGCGCCGCCGTCACCACGCAGGCCGAAAAGGACGCGGCCTACGTCGAGATGGCCGCCGCCGGCATCGTGCTGCGCTGATCCCGGTCGCCCAAGAACGAAAGAAAGGAACCCCTCGTGGACTTCTCCCTCGAAACCCTGACCGCGGCCATCAACTACATGCCGCACCTGCCGACCCAGCTCGGCGACTCCGGCCTGTTCGCCTATGACGGCGTGGCCACCACCTCGGTCGACCTCGAGTCCGACGGCTACACCATCCAGCTGGTCCAGAGCGCCGCCCGCGGCGCCCCGGGCCAGTCCATCGGCCGCGGCCAGCGCAAGCTGCGCAACCTGCGCCTGTCGCACCTGCCGCAGGAGGACGCCATCATGGCCGACGAGGTCCAGGGCGTGCGCGCCTTCGGCACCTCCGACCAGCCCGAGCCCCTGCAGGACCGCATGAACAAGGTGCTGCTGATCGGCTCGCAGAACAACGACTACACGCTCGAATACCACCGTGTCGGTGCGCTGAAGGGCATCGTCTACGACAAGAGCGGCGCCGAACTGCACAACTTCTTCACCGAGTTCGGCGTCACGCAGAACTCGCTGGACTTCGAGCTCGACACCGCGTCGACCGAAGTGCGCTCCAAGTGCGACCAGGCGCTCGACCTGATCGCCGACGAGCTGCAGGGCGTCATGATGACCGGCACCATCGCTTTCTGTGGCCGCGAATTCTTCCGCTCGCTGATCACGCACAATACCGCCAAGGACAGCTACCTGGCCACGGCCGCCGCCAGTGACCTGCGCAGCGCCATCCCCAACAGCTTCGACTTCGGCGGCGTCACCTGGGTTAAATACCGCGGCAGCGTCGGCGGCGTGCCGATGATCGCCAACAACGAGGCCTATATCGTCCCGCTGGGCGTGCCCGATCTGCTGATCGGCCGCTTCGGCCCGGCCCCGTACAACGAGACGGTCAACACCAAGGGCCTGCCGATGTACGCCAAGGCCATTGAGAAGCGCAACGGCACGGGCTGGGACATCGAGATGCAGTCCAACCCGATCCACATCAACACCCGCCCGCGCGCCATCATCAAGGCCACCGTCTGACCATGGACGACCTCGCCGCCTTCTTCGACGACCCCGCTTTCGTCGTGACCGTCACCCGCACGCGCCCCGGCGTCACCGGCGTGACTTTCCCGGCGATCGTGGGTGTCGTCGAGGACGACGGCCTCGAGGGCCGTGCCCTCGTCGCGCGGCGCCGCCTGCTGTACGCCACCGGCCCGGACCTGATCGAGGGCGACATCGTCAACCTCGTCGGGCTCGGCGTCCTGGCCACCTACAACGGGCAGTACCGCGCCCTCGAGCCCATGCTGCGCAACGACGGGCTCGAGAGCGAATGCAAGCTGCAGCGCCTGGCCTGATCGCCCCATGAGCACGCACTCCATCCCCTACCTGCTGTCGCAGGCCGCCGTCACGGCCATCGCCGGCGAATTCGCCGCCGAGCCGGTCAGCATCCGCGACAACCCCTCGACCCGCGCGGCCTTCGCCGAGGGCGCGCGTGTCGTCTTCCTCGTCGACTCGCGCGACAAGCCCAGCAAGCAGCCCAACCAGGCCGAGGCCCGCGCGTTCACCTTCGAGGTGGGCGTCATCAACCGCACCGCCGTCGACCGCTCCGGCGCCGATGACGACATGCAGCGCATCAAGCTCCTGCTCGCCCGGGCCATGCCCGCCGCCTGCCGGGCGCTGAAGGAGAGCGGCGACATCATCGGGCACAGCGCCCTGCGCGAGCTCGAGCGCTACTACCGCGTCGAGGATGTCGACGTCGGCGGTGCGCTCATCGTCACTGCATTAGAGATCGAGTACACGACCCCCAACACCAGCATCCGCGGCCGCCCCTGACGGCGGCCCATCGTTTCACGTGAAATCCCCCGAAAGGAAATCGACATGGCAGAAGGCCTCATCCTCGCCGGCAACGTCAGCATGGCCCCGTTCAAGAGCGACGGCACGCTCGGCGCCCTCAAGAAAGTCGGCAACACGACAAAACTCGCGATGAAGCCCAACTCCACGAAAAAGGAGCAGAAGTCGAAGATGCGCGGCAGCTACGGCACCAGCCTGACGACCGTGCTGCTTCCGGATCCGACGGACTTTTCGCTGACGCTGCAGCGCATCGACAAGCAGAACCTCCTGTACCAGTTCCTGGGCACCGAGGTGGTGTATTCGCAAACCGCCGGCACCGTCTCCAACGAAGCCACCACGGCTGTGCTTGACGGCTGGGTCGAGCTGTCGAAGGAGAAAATCAGCAACGTCGTCATGACCAACTCGGCCGGCACCACGACCTACGTGCTGAACACCGACTACGAGCTGAACACAGACCTCGGCATGTACCGCGCCATTCCCGGCGGAGCGATCACCGAAGCTCAGTCGTTGCTGGCCGATTTCAGCCACGCGGCCATCAGCGACGGCTGGGCGATCGACGGCGGCACGAAGGCCAGCATCCGCGTGCGGGTGCTGCTGGACGGCGAGAACATCGCCACCGGCGAACTGGTGACCGGCTGGTTCTGGGACGTCACGCTGACCCCGGACCAGGAACTGGATTTTCTGTCTGACGAGCTGGTCGAAATCGGGTTGACTGGCTCGATGAGCAAGCCGGCCGACAAGCCGTCCGCCTACCGGATCCGGGGCCGCTCGGCCTGATCCACCGGCGCGGCGTGTGGAACCGTTCCACACGCCGCGCGCCGCCCGGCCTGGCCGGGTCTTCCCGATTGCAGCCGCCGGGCTGCAGCCGGGAAGGACTCCACACCACGACCCCCATGAACGGCGACCGCTGGAAGCTGCCCGACGGCCGGCACGGCATCGAGTGCGGCCGCACCGATCGCCTGCTGACCGTGATCCCCATCATCCCCGCGGCGCCGCACATGGGCGCCCCGGTCCTCGTCTGGCGCGCCGACTGCATCAAGCAGCCCTCGCGCTACCTGCACGGCGCCGTCCCCGCCGAGCCCGCGACGCCCTCCGAACACTGACCGCCCGCGCATGGCCACCACCCCGAAGATCCGCTACGAAATCGAGGCCGCTGCGGTCGGCAGCGCCGACGTGCGCAAGCTCACCGGCGAGCTCGAGAAACTCGACGATGCCCTCAGCCCCCAGACCGCCGCCGCCGCCGCGCGCCTCGTCGAAGAGCTGAACAGCCTGGGCCGCCAGGCCAGCGCGATTGAGCGCTTCCAGGAGCTGAAGACCAGCAGCGCCGCCGCCGCCGCCGCGCTCGAGCAGGCCCAGGCCGCCGCGCAGCAGATGGCCGCGCAGCTGGCCGCCGCCGGCACGCCCACCCGCACCCAGGCCGGCCAGCTCGAAAAGCTCAAGGACGCCGTCCGCGCCGCCAAGACCGAGCTGCAGGCCCAGACCGCCGAACTTGACCAGGCCCGCGCCGGCCTCACCCGCCTCAGCATCCCGCTCGAGGGCCTGGCCGCCAAGCAGGCCGAGCTGCGCAACGCCATGCGCAACACGCGCCAAGAACTCGAGCAGCTCAACACGAGCGCCGGCGGCGTCAACACCTACGCCAAGCTGGCCGCCGCCACCGAGGACGCCCGCCTCGCCGTCGTCCGCGCCGAAACAGAGCTGGCGGCATTCCAGGCCCGCATGGCCGACATTGAGGAGCCGACGGCCGCGCAGGCTCTGGCCCTGCGCCGACTCTCTGAACAACTCGATGACGCGCGAGGGGCATTTGCTGGCGCCAGCAGCGCACAGCAGGACGCTGCCACGGCATTCCGCGCGGCAGGAACCTCCGTCGACGACCTGACGTCCGCGGTGGCGGCATCACGGCGCGCGTCGCTCGAATCTGCCGAGGCCGCTCGGGCCGACGCCCAGGCCGCATTGGCGCGCTCGCGCGCTGTAGTGCAGGCCGCGCGCGATCGCGCCGCGGCCGAACAGGCCGCCGCCCAAGCCGCCGTGGCAGCCGCCAACTCCGCCGACCAGGTCTATGCGCGCTTGGCCGCCGCCACCGAAGACGCTCGCGTCGCTTTCGTCCGCGCCGACGCCGATCTCGAGCAATTCCGCAGCACCCTGACCGACGGCGCCACCGCCACCCGCGCCCAGCAGCTGCAGCTCGAGGCCCTCACCGCCGCCGCGCGCCAGTCTCAGAGCGCATTCGCCGCCGCCAGCCAGGCCCAGGCCAGCGCCACCGCCGCGGCCCGCGCCGCCGGTGTCGACGTCGACGCCATCACCCAGGCCCAGCAGCGCGCCCGCGCCGCCACCCTGGCCACCGCCGAAGCCGCGCGCGATGCCGCCATCGCCTCCCAGGCCCAGGGCCGCGCCGCCGTCGCCGCCGGCCAGCAGCAGGCCGCCGCCGCCTCCACCGCGCGCGACGGCCTCGCCCAGCTCGCCGGCCAGCTGCAGACCATCCAGCAGCTCGCCGGCGCCGCACTGGGCGGCCAGCTCCTCAGCGGCACTCTCGGCGACGTCAGCCGCACCGCCGACGCCTACGCCAACCTGGCCGCCCGGGTCCGGCTGGTGACAGGGGAGGGCGAAGCCTTCCAGCAGGCATTCGAGGGCGTCTTCGAGGTCTCGCAGCGCACCGCGACCAGCCTCGAGAACACCGGGATGCTGTTCGCCAACATCGCCCGGGCCGGCAAGGACATGGGCGTCAGCCAACAGGAGGCCCTGGCGCTGACCGAGACCATCAACCAGGCGGTGCAGGTCAGCGGCGCCAGCGCGGCGTCATCCGATGCCGCGCTTCAGCAACTGCTGCAGGCCCTGCAATCTGGAGTGCTGCGCGGCGAGGAGTTCAACTCCGTCATGGAGCAAGCGCCCCGCCTCGCCCTCGCGCTGGCCGACGGCCTCGGCGTCACCACCGGCGAGCTGCGCCGCCAGGCCGAAGCCGGCGCCCTGTCCAGCCAGGTGGTGATCAAGGCCCTGCAGGGCCAGGCGCAGGTCATCGCCAACGAATTCGGCCAGCTCCCGCCCACCGTCGGCCGCGCGCTCACCAACCTTTCGACTGCGTGGACCCAGTACGTCGGCGAGGTCGACAAGGCCAACGGCATCAGCGCCGCCGCGGCCGGCGCCATCAACGCCCTGGCCGGCAACCTCGACACCCTCGGGCAGGTGCTGTTCAGCGCCGGCAAGGCCGCCGCCGCCTATGCCGCCATCAACCTCGCCAAGAGCTTCGTCGCCAACGCCAGCGCCGCCGCGCAGTCCGCCGCCGCCACCGCTGCCGAGACCGCCGCCAAGGCCGCCAACACCGCCGCCCTCGGCAGCAACACCGCCGCCACCGCCGCCAACACCGCCGCCAAGACCGCCAACGCCGCCGCCGCCGGCAGCGTGGGCACGGCCGCCGCTGGTGCCGCGGGCCAGGTCGGCCGCCTCGCCACCGTCCTGGGCACACTGCGCAGCCTGTCGCTCATCGGGCTGGTGACCAATCTTGGCGAAATCGGCACATGGATCGGCGAATCCATCGCCAAGTGGCAAGGCTACGGCAAGGCCATGGAAGAGGCCGAGTCCAAGGCGCGCGCCCTCGAGCAAGCTCAGCGCGAAATGGCCGCCGCCGATGCCGCTGCCGCCGCTGCCCGCCAGCGCGCCGCCGACGCCACCATGGGCCTGACCGGCGCCGCCAAGGAGCTGGTCGGCCAGTACGACGCCGTCATCAAGTCCGGCGGCACCACCGCCGAGGCCCTGACCAAGGTCTCGCAGGCCGGGCGCCTGTCGGATGTCACAGGCATCCGCACGATGTCCGCCGCGCTCGACTCGCTCACCGTCGCCGGCGAGCTGGCCGGCAAGCGCGTCGCCGGCGTGAGCGCCGAAATTTCTGCAGCCCTCCGGGCCGGCGGCGAAGACATGGAGCCGCGAATCCAAGGCGCGCTGGCTCAGCTGGAGCGCCTCGGCCCCACGGGTGTGGCCGCGGCCGATGCGCTGCGCACCTCGTTCGGGAGCGCGCTGGAAACCGGGCGGCTGCAGGAGTTCGGCGCTGTTGCAGACAGCACGCTCGATAGCCTCCGCATGCGTGCCGCGATCAGCGGCGAGCAGGTCCGCCAGTCTCTCGCCGATGCTCTGCGCGACGAAGACCTCGTCAAGTTCGAGGTGAATGCACGCGCGGCCTTCGACGGCAGCGAGCAGGGCGCCCGCCGGCTGTCCGCCGCGCTCGAGGCCATGGATGTCGAGGCGCTGCGCCGGGCCGGCATCAATGTGACCGAGCTGAAAGGGGGCATCAGCGCCGCCGCGGCCGGCGCCATCAACGACTTCGACGCCATGACCGCCGCAGTCGGGCGGCTCGGCGCAGGCACAGAGCAGAGCCAGACCCAGATCGCTCAGGCTCTGGGCAAGGTCTTGGACAAGGCAAAGACCCAGGCTGACATCGACGCCGTTGCTGATCGCTTCAAGCTGCTCGGCGAGAGCGGGGCGCTCAGTGCGCAGCAAGTGCAGGACGGCCTCGACCTGGCCGCGAAGAAGGCCCAAGAGCTGGGCCAGAAGGTCGAGGACGCGACCCCCGGCATTTCTGGTCTGGGTGAGGCCGCGCGCAAGGTCGGCATCGACGTCAACGAGCTGCTGTCCGGCGTGTCGACCGCCTTTGCCGACGGCCTGAGCGACATCTCGCGGCTGGCCGTCGAGATCGACAAGGCTGGCGTGTCAGCCGATCGCGCCGGCCCGGCCCTGGCGCGTGCACTCGATCAACAGCTTGCTGCCGCGAAGACGACCGAAGAGGCCCAGGCCCTCGTGCGCCAGATCGAGGACATCACGGCCCGATCGCCGGGACTCGGTGCTGCACTGGGCGGCGCACTCGAGCAAGCCCGCGCCAAGGCCGCCGAACTCACCCCGGAAATGCAGCGCACCGCCGCCGCCGCCGAGCTCCTGGGCATCAAGCTCGGCGAGGGCGTGCAGAAAGGCACGCAATCGGCCATCCAAGCCTATGAGACGCTGAAACTCAGCAGCAAGGTGACCACCGAAGAGCTGCAGAAGGCCTTCCTGGCCATGGCCGAGAAGGTCATCGAAGCCAACGGCGGCATCGTGCCCGAATGGCTGAAGGTCGAGGCCGGCATCCGCAAGGTCGAGGGCCGTCTTGATGCCGTCGTCGAGAAGACCAAGAAAGCCAAGGACGGCGCCGAATCCATGGGCAAGGCCGGCGCCCAGGCCGGCTCGCAAATGGCCGAGGGCACGTCCAAGGCCAATGACGAACTGGACAAGCAGCTCGATCTGCAGGAGCGGCGCATCAAGCAGCAGGAGCGGATGAACGAGCTGGCCGAGCGCGAGGTCGCGCTCGAGAACAAGCGCCGCGGCGTCGACGCCAACCAGATGGCCCTCGACAAGACCGGCAAGAACACCGTGAGCATGGAAGTGCCCACCCTCATGTCGATCATGAACACCCTGAAGGGCTACGGCCTCGAGGAAGAGGAGGCCATGAAGATCGCCCGCGAGTTCACCGACGGCAACGGCAACGTGCCCTACCTGAACAACCCGGGGCAAATCAAGTACGGCGGCTACGGCGGCAGCATGAGCTTCGCCCTGCAGCAGGCCGCCGAGAAGGCGCTCTACCCCGGCGGCAACCTGCCGAACAAGATCGGCGGCAAGCCCCAGAACCAGGCCAAGACCGCAGCCAAGAGCGAAACCAGCACGACAATCAGCCCAGCCCCGGCGCCCACGCCGGCCCCGGCCCCCGCGCCGGCACCGGCGGCCCGCACCGTGAACGTCAACCTCACGCTCGGCGGTAGGTCCGCAACGATCCCGACGAGCGAATCCGGCGCCGATGCGCTCCTGAAGATCCTCGAGCAAGCCCAAGGCTCGCTTGGCAGCTGACCCACCATGAACACCCTCGCGTGCGCCGGCACCACGCTGGTCCTCCCCGACGAAATGGCCTGGCCGAACGAATTCGGCTGGTCACCGGTCGAGCAGTCGACCGAGCGCAGCATCACCGGTGAGCTGGTGGTCGACGTGGCCGCGAAGGTCGGCGGCCGGCAGATCACGCTGCAGGGCGGCGACGACTACGGCTGGATGACCCGCGCCGAGGTGGCCACCCTCGAGGCCTGGCGCGCCATCCCCGCCGCCGCCATGACGCTGACCTTCCGCGGCACCACGCGCAGCGTGATCTTCGACCACGAGGCCGGCGCCCTCGAATACCAGGCCGTGGCCGACTACGCCGACCCGCTGCCCTCCGACCCCTGCGCCGTGACCCTGCGCTTCCTCGAGACCTGACGACCCCCACACCATGACCATCCAACAGGGCGACATCAAGATCATGGCGAGCCAGGTGCTCGCCGACGTGGCCGAGGGCGGCGGCGCAGCCACCGGCACCGAGATCGTCGACGGCCAGTCGAACAACCTCTTCCCCGACATCAGCGAGCTCGACCGCGTCATCGGCCGCGTCAACTTGCGCAAGGTCTTTCCGGCAGTTCGCACCGTCACCACGGACGGATACAACGGCGTCAACGTCATCGTGTCCGACATCCCGGACGACCCTGCCGTCGGCGCCTTCCTCTTCAAGACCGACGAATACTTCGACACCCGCGAAAACGCGCAGAAGCGCCTCGAGGCCTACCTCGTGCGCGGCACGCCCTACGATGGCCTGCTGTTCGGCGATCACATCGAGGGCATGCGCACCGTCACCCTGCTGCAGCGCGAGTCGTCCGAGATCCCCGGTGTCGGCTCGACCATCTACCTGATCCAGGACCAGGGCCTGGCCGCCGAGGCCTCGCAGTACGTCCGCGCCACGAAGATCAGCCACCGCGTCCGCGAATTCGCGGTGCCCGGCCAGGGCGAAAAAACCTTCCGGCGCCGCGAGCTGACGATGGAGCTGTCCGACCCGCTGCGCTCCGACTTCAACGGCTTCGAGCCCGCCGACAGCTACGACGACAGCCGGCTCAACTACACCGCCAAGACGCGGGTTTTCCAGACCGTCGTGGCCGATGCCGCCGAGTATTTCTCGACCGTCACCCTGGCCGAGCCGATCGCGCTCGGCAGCTTCTCCGGCAAGGTCAACACGATCTTCAGCCAGATCGTGCCGTCCGCCCAGGTCGAGAGCGCGCTGGCCGACGCGCGGATGAACCAACAGACGGGCGCCATCACCCCCACCGGCGCCGACTGGACCCAGTCCCTCACCCTGCACTGGACCACCACGCAGGCCATGTACGTGGGCGGCGGCATCAGCCCCGGCACGCTCAACGTCAGCCGCGAAGGCATCGTGGTCACCGATCGCGCCGGCCGGCTCATCCGCAACGGCGCCGACGTCGGCGGCGTCGACTACGCCAACGGCGTGCTGACCCTCGCCACCAACCTCTGGGCCACCGGCGGCACCTTCCAGGTCACCTACCAGCCCGCCGGCCAGCTCACCGTCGTCACCCGCTCCATCGGCGTGCCGGTCACGCAGCAGAGCCAGTCGCGCACCCAGGTGGTCAGCCTCACGCCCATCCCGGCGCCGGCCAGCCTGCAGGTCAGCTACCTGAGCGGCGGCCAGTGGTACGTGCTGACCGAGACCGGCACCGGCGCCCTGGCCGGCGCCGACAGCAGCATCGGCGCCGGCCAGCTGAACTACTCGACTGGCACCGTCACGCTCACCATGGGCGCGCTGCCCGACATCGGCAGCCAGGTCATCTACAGCTGGGCCCCGACGCAAGACCGCGCCACCGTGCCCACCAGCGCGCTCGACAACGCCGCGCGCGCCTTCTTCGACTTCACCGTCGGCGCGCTCGAGCCCGGCAGCCTCACGCTGGCGTGGAACGACGGCGCCGCCCGCACCGCCGCCGACAACGCCGGCGCGCTCACAGGCGACGCCACCGGCAAGGTCTGGTACGGCGGCGGCCGGGTCCAGTTCTCGCCGGCCAGCATGCCGCCGCCCGGCACCGTGCTGACGTGGACCGTCACCGCCGCCCAGCAGCGCGACGAAATCACCGCCGGCCTCACCGACGCCGGCGCCGCGTGGAGCTGGACCCTGCCCGGCGCCCCGATCAAGCCGCGCTCCCTGCAGCTGGCCATCGCCGGCACGATCCCGGTCCGCCAGTCCAGCGGCACCGACGCCAACCAGACCAGCCTCTACCGCGTGCGCGACGACGGCGCCGGCGCGCTGTACGTCGTCAGCCTCACCGGCAACCTCGTCGTGGGCTCGGTCAACTACGCCACCGGCGCCGTCAGCCTCACCAAGACGACCGCCGGCTTTGTCACCAGCCAGGGCAACTGGGAGCGGGTCACGCCGATCGGCGACCCGAACATCAACCCGTCCTACGTCGTCTACAACGGCAACAGCAACCGCACCACCGGCCTGACCCTGCGCGGCAACTTCACCGACGTCGAGACCCTGCAGCCCCCGTGGGCGTGGTGGTCCAGCACGACCGGCGCCGGCGCCATCGCGCAATACGCCGGTGCCAGCGGCACCAGCACCACGGGCACCGTGGCGCTGACCGACGCCAAGGCCGCCACCAGCTACGGCTTCTACCCCCTGGGTCCGGGCGTGAGCGTTGGTCTGGAGACGGTCAATTTCAAGCTGGGCACGTCCATCTACCGCAGCGGCCGCGGCTACACCGTCATCAAGGACATGAACCCGCTGACGGGCGAGGGCAGCACCGTCGGCCTGATCGTCGGCACGACAGCCACCTTCACCGACTGGCCGGCCGGCGCCTCCAGCGCGCTGATCGACGTGCGCACCGGCGCCGCGGCGCCCTTCAGCGGCAGCCGCGACGTGCTGACCGACGCCGTCATCTTCCGCACCGCCACCGCGCCCATCAAGCCCTCGAGCCTGCAGATCACCGGCACCCTCGAAGACGGCACCGCCATCAGCGCCACCGCCGACGCCCAGGGCCAGATCATCAGCACCTACATCAAGGGCAAAGTCGACGTAGCCACCGGCGTGGTGGTGCTGCGCTTCGGCCAGGACACCGCCACCCCGGCAGACCCGCTCAACCCCGGCGCCGGCAAGATCAACCTGTCCTATCTGGGCCTGGCCGGCGTCAACTGGGTCGACAGCAAGCAGGTGCAGGCCGACACGCTGCGCTACAACGCAGTGGCCTACAGCTACATCCCCCTCGATGCCGACATCCTCGGCCTCGACCCGGTGCGCCTGCCCAGCGACGGCCGCGCGCCGGTTTTCCGGCCTGGCACCATCGCCGTCATCCACAACACCCAGACCACCAGCCCGCAGACCGTCACCGCCGGCCAGACCGTCAACCTGGGGCGCACCCGCCTGTCGCGCGTGCGCGTGATCGGCGCCGACGGCGCCACCATCCACGCCGGCTACAGCGCCAACCTCAACGCCGGCACCGTCACCTTCAGCAGCGTCACCGGCTACAGCCAGCCCATCCGCATCGAGCACCGCATCGAAGACGCCGCCACGGTGTCCAGCGCGCAGATCACCGGCCAGCTCGCCTTCACCCGCCCGATCACGCACGACTACCCCGCCAGCACCTCGATGGTGTCCAGCGCGCTGGTCATCGGTGACATGCAGGCCCGCGTGTCGCGCCTGTTCGATCAATCGAGCTGGACGAATGTCTGGTCCGACGACCTGATCGGCGACCCGGCCGGCGGCACCTTCAACACGATCGACTACCCGCCCACCGTCAACAACCTGGGCGCCGTCACCGAGCGCTGGGTGCTGCGCTTCACCGGCGCCACCGCATTCCAGATCATCGGCGAGCACCTGGGCCTGATCGGCACCGGCAACACCTCCACCGACTGCGCGCCGGTCAACCCCGCCAGCGGCCAGCCCTATTTCACCTTGCCCGCGCTCGGCTGGGGCGGCGGCTGGGCCACTGGCAACGCACTGCGGCTCAACACCATCGGCGCGATCGCGCCGGTGTGGGTCGGCCGCGTGATCCAGCAGTCGCAGCCCACGACCGACAGCGACAGCTTCTCGATCATCGTCCGCGGCGACATCGACAACCCGGCCTGACCTGGCCAGACCTGACGACATCCGATCACCATGCTGCCCATCTACTACACCTCCGACGAGCCCGGCGCACCGACGCTCAACAACGCCAACGGCTCGCTGATCAGCGTGCTCGATGCGGTGCTGATCAACGGCTTCGGTCTCAAGAGCGTCACCAGCATCACCGTGGCCGGCGGCATCGCGACCTGCACCTGTGCCGGCCACCAGATCACCGGCGGCATCGGCCGAAAGGTGCAGATCGCCGGCGCGTCGCCGACGGCGCTGAACGGCAATCACGATGTGACCGTGGTCGACGCCAACACCTTCACCTACCCGACCACCGCCGCCAACGGCACGGCCACCGGCACCATCAGCGCCAGGCGCGCGCCCCTGGGCTGGCAGAAGGTGTTCAGCTCGACCAACAAGGCGATCTACGGCCGCACCGACCCGCAGGCCACCGCGATGCTGCTGCGCATCGACGACACCGGCACCGGGGTGGCCTCCACCACCTACGCCCGGGCCGTCATGTGCGAGAGCGCCACCGACGTGGACACGATGACGGGTGTCAGCCCGACGACTGCGCAGATTTCGGGTGGCTGGTACGTCAGCAAGGGGCCGAACAGCACTGCCGCGAAGAAGTGGCTGATCGTCGGAGACGAGCGGACGGTGTACGTTTTCACCGAAGGGGCAACCTATCCGTGGAGCAACGACAACGGACTGGCCTCGTTCGCGTTCGGCGACATCAACAGCTATCGCTCGGGCGGTGACGCCTACGGCTGTCTTATCAGCGGGAGCAACACCACCAGTGACACTTGCTACCTGCTGACCCACAGCTATGGCACTCTATCTGCAGTCATCGCTCGCGCCAACAACCAGATTACGCCGAGCCCGTGGGTTGAGACTGTCGGGCGCAGTCGCGGCACAAGTGAACTGCTCGGCGGCAGCAGTAACTACCCTGTGTACCCGTCCGCTGTCGACGGCGGGGCGGTGATCGAGCGAACGGTTCATGTGCGAGAGATCGACACCGCTAGTGCCGTGCGCGGTGAATACCGTGGGTTGTCGTACCCGTTCGCCAACATGTCGAGCGTCTACCAGTCCTTCCACGACACGATCCTGACCAACGCGATCGGCTCGAGCGACAGCTACCTGTGGGTGGCGCACACTCGGCAGGGCTCTGACGGCCTCGTCCTGTTCAACCTGACGAGCAACTGGTCATGACCTGGCGCATCACCTCCGGCGCCGCTCGGCTGGGCACCTCGATCGCCAGCACGCCGACGCACCGTGTCACGCCCGCGCCGCTGCGCTTCGACACGATCGACGGCGGCGACAAGGTCATCAGCGGCAGCGTCTACCTCAAGGGCCCGCCGCAGGTGGTCGCCGCGCGGCGCGTGCGCCTGCACGAGCGCCTGACCGGCCGGCCCGTGCGTGAGACGTGGTCGCGCCCAGCCGACGGCTACTACGAGTTCGCGAAGATCAAGGCCGGCACCTACTACGTCGTCGCCTTCGACCACACCGACACCTACAACGCCGTCGTCAAGGACAAGGTGACCACCTGATGTTCGCCACCGACATCCTGGCCGGCTGGCTCGAGTACCTGCGCGCACGGATCGACAGCACCGGCGCCGGCGTGCTGACCCTGTACGCCGGCACGCAGCCGCCCACCGGCGGCACGCCCACCGGCGCGGTGCAGGCCTCCACGCCGCTGGCCACGCCCTGCGGCACCGTCGACGGCGCCGCGCTCACCCTGGCCGCCCCGATCGAGATGCTGCGCACCGGCGCCGAGCCCGTCACCTGGGCCCGCATCACCACCGGCGCCGGTGCCTTCGTCGTCGACCTCACCGTCGGCCTCGTCGGCACCGGCGCACACATCCAGCTCGACGCCCTCGAGGGCTACCCCGGCGGCACGATCACCATCACGTCGGGCGTGATGCAGTTCTGACCTCCGATCGTGAGAAATTCACTGGTGCGGATAACGCTTTGCGTTAGAATAACGACATGGACAGCAAGGTGCTGACCAGCAACACCAGGAGCAACACCATGACCGCCACCGCACGCCACTTCGCCGTCGTCAAGCGCCCGGGCTGCCGGGATCACGAGATGCGCGTTCACAGCGCACACGCCACCTCCGCAGCCGCAGCCAAGGCCATCGGAGCCGACCGGACACTGTGTGTCGTCAAGGCGGCCAAGCCGGTTGCCAAGGGTGCCGTGCTCTGGGATGACGCCTGCGGACGCACTGGCTGGTCGGCGATCTGACCCGCCGCCCGTCCGCCACCAACTCCCCAAGCCCGGCCCTCGCCGGGCTTTTTCGTTGATGTGATCGCCACGACAATCGACCGATGGACCCGATCGATCTGCTATTCCAGGAGCCGCTACCCGGCGGCCCCGTGCCGCTCGATCTGGTGTTCGGCCAGCTCGACACCGGCACGTCGGCGCAGGTCGGCACGCTGTCGGTCGCGCTGCAGCTGCCGGGCGTGGCCATCGTCGCCGACTACGACCACAACAACGCCCAGCGCATGTACGGCGGCGCCTCGAGCCGCTGGCAGACTGGCCAGCCGCTGGCGCGCGAGCTGGGTACCGACTGGACGGCCGCCGGCCGGCTCGAAGACGCCACCGCGCTGCCCTGGCGCCATGCCGAGCCGCTGCGCCACCAGACCGCCGCCGCCTACTCGCGCAACGCCGCCCGCCAAGCCGGCACCACTGCGCCCTGGGGCCATGGCATCGCGCAGCGCGCCGAGGCCGCCGCGCCGCATGCCGAGCAGCTGCACCACATCCGCCCCGAAGCCGGCGGCCGCTGGCAGGAGGGCATCGCGCGCCGCGCCGAGGCCTCGAGCCCCTTCGCCGATCAGCTCCACCACATCCGCGCCGCCGCGCTCGCGCCGTGGCGCCAGGCCGAGCGCCTCACCCGCGAGCTGCTCGCCCGCGTCGGCACCAGCGCGCGCCGTGCGGCGGACTCCCGCCTGCCGTGGCAAGAGGCCCGCCGCCCGCCGGCCGGCATCACCATCTTCCCGCCGATCGAGCCCCCGATCGATGACCGGTGCTACACCCCGCCCACCGCGCGCGCCGTCGACCTGTATTTCGGCTCGCCCTGGCTGCCCGGCACCGCGCTGTATTTCTCCTGCGCCGAGTTCGACCTGCCAGCCGACCTCGCCATTCCCTACCGGAGGGTCTACGTGGCCGCCCACACCATCACCGTCACCACGCACCCCGGCGGCGCGCCGGTGCCCCTGTTCGATCCCAGCATCTCGACCGACGCCGACAGCTACTGCTGGACCCTGTCCGCCACCGGCCCGCTGTCGCTGATGGACCAGCTCGCGCCATCGGCCGGCGCGCCCGCGCAGATCAAGGTGACGATCGACGGCATCGCCTGGGTGTTCGCAGTCGAGAAGATCGGCCGCACCCGCGCCTTCGGCCAGCAGCGCGCCCAGATCACCGGCCGCAGCGTGACCAGCGCGCTCGACGAGCCCTGGGCCACCTCGCGCACCTGGGGCAACGCCAGCCAGATCCTCGCCGCGCAGATCGTCGACCAGGCCCTCGACCTGACTGGCATCACCGCCGAATGGGACGTGGATGACTGGCTGGTGCCCGCCGGCGCGTGGAGCCACCAGGGCACGCCCCTGAGCGCCGTGCGCCGCGTCGCCGAGGCCATCGGCGCCGTCGTGCACAGCGACCCGCTGCGCCCCGTGCTGCAGATCCAGCCGCGATACCCGCTCATGCCGTGGGAGTGGTACGGCAGCAGCGTCGCGCCGGACGTGCAACTGCCCCTGGCCGCCGTGCTGCGCGAGTCCTACGAGCGCCGCGACCGCCCCGCCTACAACCGCGCCATCGTCGCCGGCGCCACGCAGGGCAAGACCGGCATCATCACGCGCGCCGGCACCGCCGGCGACCTCGTCGCACCGCAGGTCACCGAAGCCCTGGCCACCGCCGACGAGGCCGTGCTGCAGCGCGGCCGCGCCATCCTCGGCGCCGCTGGCCCGCAGGCGCTGATCTCGCTCGACCTGCCGGTGCTGACCGGCGGCACGCTGCCCGGCGTGCTGCAGCTCGGCCAGCTCACCGAGGTGGTCGAGCCGTCCGAGACCTGGCGCGGCCTCGTCCGCGGCGTTCAAGTCAAGGCCAGTGGCGCGCGCGTGCGCCAGACCGTCACCTTCGAGCGCCACCTCTGATGATCCTCTGCAAGACCTGCCAGCACCGCACCGGCGCCAACTCCTGCGCGCACCGGCTCGAGACCCTGGGCGGCATTCACTGGTGCGACATGATCGCCGAGTGCTCCGACCACCTCCCGCGCGACCGCACCGCCTACCACGTCAGCCAGCTGCAGGCCATCCCGCTGTCTGCGCAGCGGGTCGCCTACCTCGACCGCATCGCACGCGACGAAAGCCCCGACGCCCGCCAGCGCGCCGCCGACGCTTTCCGCGAGTGGTGGTCCGCCACCACCCCCGAGCAGCGCCGCACCGTCGTCGAAATGGCCAGCTTCGGCGACCAGAATAACCGCCTCCGATCGTGAGAAATTCACTGGCGCGGCTAACGCTTTGCGTTAGAATAACGACATGGACAGCAAGGGGCTGACCAGCAAGACCAGGAGCAACACCATGACCAGCATCCACATCGGCCACGACATCAGCCTGATCGAAGAGGGCGTCGACGAAGATTCGGCCCGCGTCTACGTCGAGGCGAACAACGGCGAGGTCAGCATCACCTGCGCTTGGGGCGACGCCTGGGCGGGCTACAAGGTGGTCCGCGAGTTCGAGACCCAGCACGAGGCCGAGGTGCTGGCCTGGGACATCGCTCGCAGCCCGATCGCCGAGTTCGACCGCATGGGCTACGAACACGCCGGCTGGTTCAGGCCCGCGAACTGATCTGCGCTTCACCCACCCCAAAGCCCGGCCCTCGCCGGGCTTTTTCTTTGGCCCCTGATCGACACGACAATCCGCGCATGAGCACCATCAACCCGTTCAAGCGCCTGCTCGAGCTGCTGCCCTCGAGCCCGCTGCAGAAGGGCCAGATCGCCGCGCTGCACGCCGACGGCACGGCCACCGTCACCCTGGCCGGCTCCACCAGCACCTTGCGCGTGCGCAACCCCCAGGGCCTGGCGAGCGGCGCGCACGTCTTCGTGCAGGACGGCGCGATCACCGGCAGCGCGCCCGCGCTGCCCGTCGTCACTTTCGAGATCTGATCATGCGCCCCGAGGCCTTCGCCCCTGCCGACCTCAGGCCGCGGCTGCTGGCCGATTTGCTGGGCATCCCGTCGGCCCGGGCTGCCGCGCGCGCGCCGTACCTGCGCCTCGCGCTCGAAATGGCCGAGATCACCACCACGCGGCGCCTGGCGCACTACCTCGCGCAGATCGGCCATGAAACCGGCCTGCTGGTCTACCGCCGCGAGGTCTGGGGCCCGACCCCCGCGCAGCGACTGTATGAGCGCGACCCGGCCGCGCCGTGGCCGGTGTCGCTCGCGGACTTCCAGCGCCAACGCCGCACGCGCTACAACCGCAACCGCATCGCCTACTCGCTCGGCAACACCCAGCCCGGCGACGGCCTGCGCTACCTGGGGCGCGGCGACATCCAGTGCACTGGCCGGGCCAACTGCCGCGCGCTGACCGTCCGCACCCGCGCCCGCCTCGGCGAGGCGGCGCCGGACTTCGAGGCCGCGCCGCGTCTGCTCGAAGGCGCCGAGTGGGCATCCGTGAGCGGCGCCGACTACTGGATCACGCGCCGGCTCAACGCGCTCGCCGACGCCGACGACATCCTCACGCTGACCCGCCGCATCAACGGCGGCACCAACGGCCTGGCGCACCGCCAAGCGCTCAGGGCCCGATGCCTGACCATCCTCACCGGCACCGCCGGCAACACGGACCCGCACCATGATCGCTGAACTCCTCGGCACCGTCGTCACCGGCGTGCTCTCCGGCGGCGCCACCGGCCTGATCGGCATCGCGCTGCAGCAGTGGGGCGACTCGCGCAAGCGCGCCGACGACCTCGCGCGCCTGCGCCTCGAGCACGAGCAGACCCGCGAGCTCGCGCGCATCGAAGCCGACCGCCAGCTCGAGGCGGCGAAGCTGAGCGCCGACAGCGCTGAGCGTCTGGCCGACATCGCGCTCGAGGCCCGCATCGCCGAGGGCGCCGACCTCAACTACCAGGCCAGCCTCAAGCACGACGCGGCCGCCTACGTGCCGCCCGCCGCCCTGGCGCCCGGCGCGGCGCAGGGCCGCTGGGGGCGCTTCGTCGCCGGCCTCGTCACGCTCATGCTCGGCACCGTGGACTTCCTCCGCGGCCTGATCCGCCCCGGCGCCACCGGCTACAGCCTGGCGCTGCTGACGATGCTCATGCTCTGGGTCCAGGAAATGTGGGGCCGCGCCGGCCTGCAGCTCACGCCCGAGCAGGTCATGCGCCTGACGATGGAGGTGATCGGCACAGTGACCTACCTGGCCACGACGTGCACCGTCTGGTGGTTCGGCGTCCGCCCCGCGCAGCGCCGGTGATCGTGCAGGATTCACGGCACAAGGCTAACGCTTTGCGTGATAATGCAGACACTCAACCACGCGAGGAATCCATGAAGGTCACGAAGGAACTGATCGAAAACTACCGGATCGCCGCCGGTGGCGAGTGGGCGTCCATCTCTTTGCGCTGCTGGACACGCCAGCTGGCCGCCAGAACTTCCGAGGATGTCTGCTGCGGCGAGATCGCCATCAACAGCAGTCTCGGCGCTTGGGGGCACGTCTGGACCGCCTGCGGCGTGCCGTTCAAGCTGTTCCTGACGAAGGTCGAGTTCGGCTACACCTTCGGCAAGTTCCTGGGCAACGACCTGCAGGAATTCGACCCGGGCAAGACCGCGCAGGGGCTGCTCGAGTCTGTGATCGACGCCCGGCGCAGCGGGGATTTGACGAAGGAGGATGCGCGGCTGCTCTGGGATGAGCTGATCGGGCTCCAGCACGAGCCGCTGCAATCCGTCGATGATCTGGTCGGACGGCTCGAGGGGATCCGCTGCGAGGCCTGGGGCGAATCTCCTGCCGTGACGGGCTTCCTGTCCGAGCCCTGGGAGCGCGCCCGGATGCGACCCAAGCAGGGCCCTGTGACGTTCTGGCGCGTCCTCTGGCCGCTGTTCATCGGCACGCTGAAGGAAGAGCTGGCCGGAACGGAGCCGACCCCTGCAGAGACCGTCGCGGCAGCCGAGCGCGCGCGCATGCTGGCCGCGCTGGAGCGCCACGACTGGGAGACCGCCAGCATCTGGCGGCGCTACTACCCCAGCGCCACCGGCGACTGGGTAGACCTGCGCGAGCTGCGCAAGGCGCTGAAGGGGTGACGCCATGCGATCCAACGCCCCCGACACCATCCTCTCCACCCTGGCCAAGTCCCCGCACACGATGACCACCGCAGAGATCGTGCACGCCAGCGGCCTGGCCGATCGCGTCGTGCGCGATGCGATCGCGGTCCTCGTCGAGTCGGGCAGGGTGGTGAAGCACCGCACCGGCCGCACGCTGCACTGGGGCCTGCGCGGCCAGCCGCTGCCGCCGCGCCAGCCCATCGTGCTGACGGCCGACCCGGTGAAGCTCGACGCCGCCGTGCGCCGCATTTCGATCTACGCCGGCGGCATGGCCAACCTGCTCACCGACTCGCCGAGCCGCTGCTGTCGCAACCTGCGCGGCCTCGAGCGCGTCGCCGAGGCCTGCGGCTATCAGATCGTCCTCGTGCCGAAGAACACCGCCTGACCACGCGCCAGCACCACCCGACCCCCACCAGCCCGGCCCCGCGCCGGGCTTTGTCTTTTCTGGAGCCTGACCTCGGCTTTCCACTCCCAACTGTCCTTGATCTAACCGGCAGATCCCGTGCGGTTCGCGCATTCTGCACGCGCGCCGCATGACGCAATGCGTTATAGTGCAGACATGGACAGCGCGAGGGCGCTGCCAGCACCGAAAGCACCACCATGGTCCTCGTCTTCCTCTCCTGCTGCCTCGCCGGCTACGCCCTGAGCCGCCCCGTCATCCGCACCGCCCGCGCCCTGGGTCTGGAGTGCTGAAATGGACGACCTGACCGCTGACCTCGTCCGCCTCGGCCTGTGCGCTATCGCCTACGTCATCGCCCGGATCCTGATCATCTACCGCTCGAAGTGACCGTCATGCAGCAGCAACCGCGCCCCTTCCACACCGTTGGCCCGAAGACCCGCGCCGACCTGGCCGAGCGCTTCTCGACCGCCGCCCGCCGCGCCTGACCACATCCCGGCGAGTCGCGGCGATGTTACGCAAGGAGCAAGACCAGATCAGAGCGCGTGAGCGTTGCGTCGTTGTGGGTTGCAGCCAGCACCGAAGACGCGATTGCCAGGATGCGCGAAATTCAGGCGCGCGGCGGCGAAGGCGCGATGTGCAGCCAGCCCGGCCGCCATTACGCACGCGCCAGAGTGCGCCACCTGTTGAAGCTGAAGACGGCCGATGCGCTGCTGTATGAATGAGCAAGCCGGCTAACGCAAAGCTAACGGGCTGACAACGGCCCGCACCAAGGATTGCAAACCATGAACGCTACCGAAAACCACGAGCCCGCCCAGCCGTTGGCGGTCCCGTTGAGCGACGGGTTAGGCCCTGTGCCGACGCCGAAGAACTGCCCGTTTTGCGGCAAGGGCAACGCCCTGAGGCTGACGACCGCGCAGGAGCTGGCCGAGCAAGACAGCGACTATGACGGCGAGTTTTGGGAGCACTCGGAATCATGGGCTGTGATCTGCGATGCAAGCCGACCGCGCGGCCCTGGCGGCTGCGGAGCGAGCGGCGGATTCTTTGAGACCGCGCGCCGCGCTGTGGATGCTTGGAACCGCAGGGCCTAACGCAAAGGTAAGCGGGGCGCCCGCGACCAAGTAACTGAAACGCGGCGGTGCTTGTGGCGCCTCCGCTTGACCGACCTGTTAGGCCTGGTGGCCGGAGAGGAAACTGTGGCGACGTTCAACCCGTACAAAGACGCAGCGCGCGACCCCAGCATGGTGCGCAATGTGAACCGCAATCTGTGGCGCGCAATTTGCTGCAAGTGCAGCACCGAGCGGCCAATCAAGGGCGGCACGTTCCCGCACAAGAAGGGTGAGCGCATGCGGCTGCAGATGGGCGGGATGCTGCGCAAGTTCATTTGCGCGGACTGCCTCGCCAAGATGCCGAAGGCTGCGGAGCCCGTGGCTGTTGAGGCCTAACGCAGAGGTAACCGGCAATGCACGGCGCTGACCTGTTTGCAGACGCACCCGAGCGGCCCGCCGTGCATTGTCCGGTTGACCGCCCAGTTGTGCGGCCGGTGGCGGCACTGTGCGTCGCCCCGAACAGCGGGTACAAGAGCATGCCGATGGTTGAGTGCTACGACATGGCCCGCGACGTGCGCACGTTCACCGGAGGCATGCCGGTGGTGGCGCACCCGCCCTGCAGAACGTGGAGCGCCTACACGGCACACCAGGCGAAGGCGCCTGAAGGGGAAAAGGAATTGGGGCTGCTCTGCGCCGAATGGCTGCGACGTGAAGGCGGGGTACTTGAGCACCCGGCGCACTCGCGGCTATTCGAGGCCGCGCGCCTGCCGATGCCTGGGCAGCGCCTGGGCGACCTGTACACGATGCTGGTGTGGCAAGCTTGGTGGGGCTACCCGATGCGCAAGGCGACGTGGCTGTGCTTCAGCCGCGTGTACGTGCGCGAGCTGGTGCTGCCGTACCGCCACCACGACAGCCGCAGCGGCGAGGGCGACAGACGCCGGCAACAGGTGATGAGCAAGCACCAGCGGGCGGCAACGTGCCCGGCGCTGGCTGACTGGCTTGTTGCCGCAGCGCGCATGACGCACAACGCAATTTAGACAGCACCAGGCCCGCCGGCACCCGCCCGCGGGCCTTTCTGTTTCCGGGTGCGCCGTGAAAAATCGCCGGCACAACCTACCGCAAAGCGTTAGAATCGAGGCATCGTCAACCCAGCAGCCAAAGGACTGACATGCCAGAACCTGACCTCGCCAAGAACAACAATCTGCGCGCCCTCGTGCGCGCGGCTGTGCCGCATCTGGTGGCGCAGGAAGCGCGCCTGCACATCGACTCGATCGCCGCCCGCGCCCGCCAGGCCACGGATGAGGCCGACTTCCTGGCCATCCGCGCCGGCCACCTGCGCGAGACGCTCGACCGCATCCTGGCCGAGCTGAACCAGCCCGCCGCCGGAGGGCCACAGCCATGAGCCGCAGCGCCACGACCCGCCAGGCCATCATCGAGGAGCTGGCCAAAAACGGCCCGATGACTTACCTCGAGCTGGCCGAAGCCCTCGGCATGCCGCGCTACAGCATCGCCGATGCGGTGCAGTACAGCCGCCGCAACCACGGCAACGCGCATTTCCGCGTCGAGCGCTGGAGCCTCGGCCCGTCCGGCCCGGTCGCACACTGGGGACTCGGCCCGAAGAAGGACGCCCCGAAGCCGGCCGCGCGCACCCCGTCCGACCGCCGCCGCGCCTACCGCGAGCGACACCCCGTCCAGAAGCGAATCATCGACCGCCTCTGGAATGCCCGCCGCCGCGGCATCACGCCGACGCCGGCCAGCTGGATCGACACCTTGAAAGGAGCATGAGCATGACCCCGAAATCTCTTGAAGTCGCCGACCAGGTGCGCGAGCTGGGCCTGCAGCTCGGCGACATGATCGAGGGCCACGAAGGCGACCACGGCGTGCGGCTGGTGCTGAAGTTCTTAGGCGCCGAGGTGGCCGTCTTCGATGAGTGGATGCACGTCGACGACGGCACATGGCGCTACCTGGGCGAGTCGGCAGAATGGGATCTGAGTTGCCGCGACTGGGTGCCTGTTGATGCGGAGTCTGAGTCGGCCGGCTACCAAGTCGGCGCCGTGCGCTGGCACGGAACGCTGATTACTGGTCGCGGTGGCGTGGAGTGGCTCGTGCAGGAGGTATCTGGCGACCAGATCCCTCCGGGTAACCTGCAGCCTTGCGACATGATTCCCTGCGAAGACATGCAGCTGGTCTTGCGGTGGGATGCGGCGGCCTCGGCGCTTTCGGGTCGGTGGGAGCCCGCCAAGGACAAGGCCGAGAAGGCCGCCGCCACCGACGCCCAGATCGATGCCCTCCTGGCGCACCCCGACTGGATCGCCCGCCTGCGCGACCTGCTGGCCGACCTGCCGGCGACCGAGGCGCAGCGCCGCGCGCTGCAGTGCATCCGCGACGAAGACATGACCCGCTGGGACGACGCGTGCGACCGCGCCGTCGTCGCGGCCCTCGAGATTGCCGCGCACTGCGCGCAGCACGCCGGCGGCCAGCCGGTGACCGTCCCCGCTATCCCCACAACCTGCCGGTGCGGCGGCTGCACCGACAGCCGCTGCCCGCGCCGCCAAGGAGATCCCGCATGAGCGCCCCGAAGATCTTGCCCGCCACCGCCTACGCCCTGAGCGACCTGGCCGGCACCGTGCAATCCGTCTACCTGCACCACAACGCCGCGATGGACGCGGTCGGCCGCGCCCGCGGCGGCGTGGTCGAAGACCTCGTCACACGCAGCCAGGTGCGGGCCCTCGAGCTCGAGGTCGCCCGCCTGCGCGACCGCGAGAACATCACCAGCGGCGAGCTGATCACCGGCGACGAGCTGGCGAGCGGAATGCAAGCTCTGCGCGCACGACTGGCCGAGATCGAGCTGGCCGAGGAGCTGGCCGAGGACATCATCGAGGCGCAGCGCGCTGTCGTGCAGCAGCTCGCGAGCCGACCGGTCTGCAATTGGGCGGGACAGTGCAGGCACCAGCGGCAGGCCACGGCCGCCGCGCCGGAGCGGGCCGAGCCGCGCTTCGCCCCGTGCGGCCGCAGCGCCGGCACATGCGGCCGATCAACGCACGGATGCGGCAGGCAGGGATGTCAGGCCGACACCTCCGAGCCGACCGACGCCGAGCTGGTCGCAGCCGAGTGGCCCGAGGGGTTCGAGCAGGCGGTGCAGCGTCTGCCGACGCTGGCTGATGCTGTGGCGCTGTTCGATGAGCCGGCGCAGGCCAAGCCCTGCCGCTGCCGTCGCTGTCTGACCGAGCGCGGCGATCTGCTGACGCTGGCCGGCACGATGATCCTGTGCCCGGCCTGTGGCAACAAGCGCTGTCCACGCGCCACCGACCACCGGCACGCCTGCACAGGCAGCAATGAGCCTGGGCAGACCGGCAGTTGGTACGGGGGGATGCCTGAGCGGGCCGAGCCAGTGCAGGGTCCGGTGTGGCTGACTGATGAGCGGATCGCGCAGATCGCCGCTCAGACGTGGGGATCTGCAGGCATTGCGCCGCAGAGCGCGGCGGCATTCGCCCGCGCTATTGAGGCATGGATGCTGGGCGCAAGCGGCCCGGTGTCTGCCGCGCCGGAGCGGGCCGCAGACCTGGGCGAGAACATCATCGAGGCACAGCGCGCACAGATCAGGACGCTGACCGCCGAGCGGGATGCCGCGCGGGCTGAGCTGGCGCAGGCGCGCGAGGTGCTGCGGGAGGTGCAATGGGTGTCGGACGAAATCCCGTATGCGACGCTGCCGGACTATCACAGGTGCCCGAGTTGCTGGGCCGAGCGCCGGGAAGGCCATGCGTCCGACTGCAAGCTGAATGCCGCCCTGGCGAAGGGGAAGTGAGATGAGCGAATACGCAAAGCGCGACCACGCGGCACTCGGGGCGCATTACCCGGACGAAGCGACAAGCCCCGGGGTTTAGCCCGGGGTAGAGCGTTCAAGCCGGAACGGCTTGCTGCTGCTCGAT